GACAGTTGACCTTCCAGCAGTGCAGTGTGCTCCAGGGCATAAGCCTGTTGCACGCCACCAGCCGCTGCGGTGCCCGAAGCAGAGAAAGTTACGGCCATAATTACTTAGCCTCTTTGGAGATGGAGAGGGGCTTTTTCCAAGCGTTCTGCAGCATGTCCATGTAGGACGAAGGTGCAGAGATGGGAGAAGCAATGGAAGCTACGACTTTGCGCAGCTCATCGGTGGTGGCGGAATCTTTGCGACCCTCAGAGAGAGTATCAAACATTGCCTGCACGTAGTCGTCGCTCTTCTCGGAGAGATCAAGCTCGTCACCACGCACTGCTTTGATGGAATCAACCATCACTTCACGGGCAGTTTTGCCAGCGAATTCATAGGCAGAATCGAGCACAGGCTTAGCCTTCTCGATGAGAGCCACGCGCTCTTCCACCATGGAATCAAGATTGATTTCCTTGGCGGCAGCCAGTTCAGCATTCAGTTCTTCGACCTGCTCAGCCAGAGCATCAGCGCGACCCTCAGCGGAATCACACTTGCCCTGCATTTCCTTTTCCATGGCATCCATTTCGGACTTCATGGAATCAGCGGCAGCTTGCAGCTCGTCGTACTTCTTTTTCATGTCCTCGTAGGACATCTTGGCGTCTTCGCGTTCTTTAGTGATCGCAAGAGCAACGCTCTCCGTCACCTCAAACTCGGCGCCGTCGAAAACGACTTTTGCGCTCATAGTTGTATTTTCCTCAATGGAAAGTAAGGATGGATCAGCAGCATCTTGACGATCAAGATGAAGCTTCACTTGCGGGCCAGCTCGGCCCCGACGAACAACGGCGATGTGATTTCCGATGATTTCCTTTTGGATGCCATCGTAATGTTCACCGCTTTCAGTAACGCCAGGTGTCGGATCATAATTGACCCTATAACCCGCGCTGACTTCACGAGCATCACCGCGCATAATACGTTCAATAGTGTCTTGGTCTGTAATTGTCATTACAGCCTTGACAAAACCATTGTCGTATACCACTTCAGTGCCGCTAAAGCCTACTTGGTAGTCTTTAGTATTGGCGGCATCAAGAAGAACGGGCGGATGTTCCGAAGTGATAGCCTTGCCCGCAAATGAAGCAAGACTGTCGGGAGACGCCACTTCCGTTTCGGGCCTGTATTCACGGCGCACTGAACCATCAGCATCAGTGTAATGCTGAATACCAGTGCGAGCAATCGAGGCCCATGCCCGAAGATAACCCTCAGGCGTCACCTCATATTTCTCAATAGGAGAGAAATCGTAGCGACAAGATGTGGTGCTCATGTATTCACTTTACCAATAAATATAGTTTACAATTAAAACAACTATTCAGAACAGACTAATCACGTGATGTTCCTTAAGAAGAGCACTGCCGATGTGCTTAAAATGCCCCATCAGCAAGCTCGCCTTCTCATTGCTTCTCGCATTAAAGAAGCCCGCCTTAATAGCGGGCTTTCCCAGAAGGATGTAGCAGACGCTCTTCACATCAGCCAAAGCTCTTATTCTCGCATTGAACGCGCAGTCTTACCTCCAGATTGCGTGCAAGTGAGAACCCTTAGTGGTCTTTATGGAATCAGTGTGTTGTGGTTGATGGGCTACCCTTCTTTCGTTGTCAATGCAAAGCGAGAATAATCAATCCTCATCATCATCGTCATCCCCGCGAATATCACGAAGCTGATCTTCGATGCCTTCCATAATGTACGACTTCGCCATCGCCTCGATTTCAAACGTGAGAAATTTAGTTGGCTCAAAATGAGGATCAGGCTTTTCGTAAACGCTCATTACATAAATGTGCGTTTCGTCTAGCCGACCATTCTTAAAGCATTGCTTTTCTACCAGCTCCCACCGCGAAGTATTGCGATGTTCATTGGAAGAAAGAATGGAAAGAGCCTGCAAAAGACCAATGCCTTCATCTTCTTGTTCGATGACGCGCACGTATTCGCTCATTGATCTTTTTTGCGACTTTCCACCATCTTAATAATACGATTCGCCCATGCTCTACCAGCATCGCCTCCCCATAAGAGCCAGGCAATATAACCGGCATCATTTTCACCACCACTTTTATTCTTTTCGTGACGAGAGAAAAATGCAGACATTCGCTTGATCGTGGCAAAACTTACAGCTCCGCCACCAGCTAAATCACTAGCTCTCGCCACTCCGCTACCAATACCTTGCTTGCCTGCTTCTTGTGTCGTCAAGCCGCCTTTACCGTGTTTCTTGCGCAGTTCCAAGCCGCGACGTGCGGCGCTTCTTACGGCAGCAGGAGGAGAGAAGCTTTCAGCGTCTCCCCTCAGCGCTTTTTTCCGCAGGAGCCATCCATCTCCTCCTCTTCCATCCCGCCCTCTTCTTCAGGCTCTTCCACTTCCATGCACATCATTGTGTCAATGTAAGCATCAATGTAAGCATCGCTTTTCCCCTTCATTGACATACCAGCTTCTGAAAGAGCAATGGCAATTGCCTGCTTCCGATTGGTGACAGGCTTCTTATCGCTACCCTTAAGCTTGCCTGCTTTAAATTCGCGCATTACTTTGGCAACTTTGGCTTGCTTTTCTTTTTTAGTCATGATTGTTAATGCTTTTCTTAAGCATACTTAATGAATAAATCCTATCGGCGCCGTAGCAATATTCATGCCAGGAAAAAGCTTGTCTCGATACAAGACCATGCCAGTAATCAGTCGTTCCGCAATAAAAGCAATGGCTCGCCTGTCGTACCCTCCAATGCGCAAGAAAGCTTCCTCGTGCTCATGCCAAATAGGAGCAAGGGCCACGAATAATGCGCTCATAAACTGCTTGTACTGAGTGTTGCTTCCTCGCGCCATGTTGCAGCCAATAAAACTGTTCTGTCGCCAGATGGCATCAATTTCCTCGCGAGAAAAAATCCAGCTTCCAGAATCGGCAAGTTTTCTCGTAATTGCGGGAGCATCAAAGGCGGAATGCCCGCCATAAAATTGTTGCTCTAGCGTGCAATTGAACAATGCAGGCTCTGGGAAGTACAATGTATCCTCGTCATACCATTGATCTTCTGGTTCAATCCAGTTACGACGATATTGAGCATTGCCAATATTTTTCTCATTAGCATTGAGAATCATCCAAGAAATGCAAGATAATTCTCCCCATCGACTATTACGAGTGGAAAGAGAGGCGTTTTCATCGTCAAATACATAACCCTGGGAACGGAGAGATTCACGCTCTTCAATGGATAAGACATGCGCTCCTCCCATGATGGGAACAATACGAGAACGCGCTTCGTAACGTACTTTTTCGCCAGGAATACAAACAGCGTAAATCGTGCAATCAGACGGCTGCATACACTTTCCTCGCAGCCCAAAGTTCGTTGTAATTATTCACACCTTTTGCTCCCAATCCCGTGAGATCACCACCACCCGCTGGCTTACTCCATGCCATAATCGTGCCATCAGGAAGAACAAACGCTCTGTTTTTCTGGCCGTAAGTGGGTGTTAGCTCAAGATAGTCTCCATAAATAAAATTTTCTTGACTGCCATTCAATGCAAGAGCCTTGCCAAGTAACGTTGGTCCTGTAGGGCACAATGGCGTGATGCCATAGTATTGCTCTATGCAATTGGCCACAATCATTTCGATGGCATCTTTCAAGGCTGCATTATTTGGCTTTGAATAGAGCACCGTAGTAGCACAAGCCCAACTTGTAAAGCTAAAACGCTGGATATCGCGAAAAGCTAAAAATTCAATGCGATCACTAAGGTCCACTGCATTAAAAGCTCTCACGCCAATATCAAAATACCAGCCACCAAGTTTGTTTAATAAGCAAAATCGCCCAAGATCAGCTTTGTAAGAAAAAGGGGCTAGACAGTCGTATGCCCACAACACTTCCTCTTCGTAATTGTCAGCAATAAATGCGCGAAGCGAATCGCTATTATAAATAACATGCTCTGCTTCTGGAAAACACGCATCAATAGTGCTAGTGGCATGTTTCAGAAACGGACTAAGTTGTTCTGTCGGATCCGTAGAAAGAAAGATTTGTGAAATTTGCATGGCAATCAGGCGATTTTTGCGGGCGTACCAAAACCTTTGAACTCTTTTGCTGCAGGCGTTGCATTAAGCACTTCTTCTACCGTTTCTTTGAGCTGTTTTTGAATGTAAGGCCACGTGCAAAATTCTTCATGCAGACGGTTGTAGCACCATTGGCCATGCTCTTTCAAAAAGTCTCGATTTTCGTAGTAATAAGTGAGCAAATTGGCTGCGCACTCCGGGTCTGGTACAAAGCGTTCCAGTCCATAATTGCGATCAGTTTCAGTGGCATTACATTCAATGCGCGGCATCTCATCAAAGATTTCTTTCAAGCTTGTGTGGTCAGGAACGAGCTGCATCACACCAGTGGCGCCATGCTCAGTATTAACGAGCCCCCAGCCTTCTCCAATGCAAGTGTTGATGCCAATATCAACTGCGTTATACACCTGATTAAGCTGCTCAACAGACAGACAGTTGTCTGTTGAAAAATGAGGACTAGTCAAAATAAGTTTACCCGTTGGGTCGTAACCTTCATCACGAGCAACTCGTTTGAATAATGGAATTAAATCCCATCCCATGTCTTTACTGCCCATGTTCAACCACAGGCGAGCATCGTCCTTGTCTTTTGCAAATTTGATGAATGCTTTGATCGTGAGATCAATTCGCTTACGCGGTTGATTCCTGTTGCCATTAAAAACAACAAAAACATCCTCAGGAACGCCTAGTTTTTCTCGACATTCTCGCTTGTCAAGCGGGAAGAATTTCGTAAAGTCAGTGCCATGACCAATAATACGCACAGGCTTTGTATAGCCCATAATCTCTAGCTCTTTTTTGCCAAACTCTGTATAAGTGGCGATGCCATCCCATTCCATGATTGGACCATTCAGCTCAGGAAAAAGACCGTATGAATCAATGGGTGTATAGACAAACCATTTAAAGCCCATTTTTTCTTTCAATTCTTTAACTTTTTCCCATAGCTGCAACGCCACCCAAATATCATTTGTCACCCATACCAGGTCGGGATTCTCACGCCGAATAATATCTGCAATGCGGTGCGAGCCAAATGGATCGTGACCATGCAGCATCGCTGGATACACTTTGTACTTCCTCGCCTCATCATGAGGATCGCCATGGTAGTTCGTGCTCATTACTACCAATTCATGCTCTTCCGCTAAAGCAGGTAACAAGTATTGCGCAACCCGACCAAATCCAGTTTCTACAAACGCGTCGCCGCAGTAAAGAATGCGAGCCATAGTCATCCACGAATCTTCGTCATCTTAAGAGCCTTTTATACTGAGGGCACAAAAAGGAGGGCCAGTGCTTTCAGAAGGTTCCATTCGTTTCTGTATTAGTACATGCAAGAAATTTGCGCCGCATACTATTCCAGTGATCATTCCCAGCTTGCTGGATGCTGGCATTAAGCCAGAAGAAATATTGATTGTCAACGGCGGTCAAAGTGTTCGCGCCAATACAAGCTATAAAAGTGTGCCAATGCTGCTAACGCAGCAAAATTCCTTTGAATACACGCCTCTCATTGAAATTGTTGAACATTCAATCGAAAACGAATATTGGTTTCTTCTTCACGACACCTGTATTGCTGGGGCTCTTTTCCGACAGCTCGCCTACGAACCTCCTGTAGAAGCGCCAGAAAAAGTTGCGATGAAATACACTCCGTCGATGAGTATTGGCCTTTATCGCCACGATTATTTAATGGCGCATAAAGATCGACTCATGGCCATTAAGAATATGGATGGATCTCCTGAGGCATTGCAGCAATGGAAGCAATGGGGAGTGCCCAATGAAGACTACATGCTTTGGAAGCTGCAAGATGTGCCTTGTCATATCTACCACCCAGATCGCCATGGTCCAGATGAATGGAACTGTCAGGGGCATGCGGATACATACGGCACTGGCATGCAACGTCGCATCGAATATTTTCCACAACTAGACCTCGCTAAAGCTAAAAGCAATTGGCAGGGCACACAACCTCACCTTTGCATTGACATCTGATGAAGCGCGTAGCAATTATTGGCGGTGGTTGGGTGGGATGCCATTTGGCAATGGTCTTGCGTGATCAAATGGAAGTGGTGCTTTACGAAAAGAACCATACACTCATTTCAGAAACGTCTTTCATTAATCAGAATCGCTTGCACTATGGCTATCACTATGCCAGAAACGCCGCCACTCGTCGTTTATGCGCCACTACTTTTGTGCGCTTCATGGAGGATTATGGCGATCTTGTTCATGATGTAGAAAATAATTACTACGCAGTATCGGAAGACGAAAGCTTGCTTGATGCCGAAACCGTTTCAATTATTTTTGGGAACGGTCCACATAGCTCACTAGATCCACAAGCCTTTAACCATACATCACTTCTGCTAACCACTCCTGAGAAGCGCATTGATGCCATTGGGGCGAGCTTGTATTTTCAATGGCAACTAGAGTCATTGGTTAAAAAGGAAAAGATTCAGCAATGTAATCTGCAAGCACTAAAGCAAGATTACGATTTTGTTTTCGATTGCACCAATAATTCTCTTCTAGAGCCACTACCTTCTCAGTTCTTTGAAGCAGTGGCCATGTTTATATATCGACCTAAAAAGCCTTTGCCGTTTGGAGCCCTCACTTATATCGATGGAGACTTGTTCTCCATCTATCCGTATAACGACAAATGTTTTTCATTGAGCCACGTAAAACACGGAATCATGCCAAATCATTGGCTTGATAATGAAGACAATGCAAGGGAAATGATCGAGCAACATGTTCAGCGTTACTGGCCTGATTTCGCTGATAGCTTTAATTATTTGTTTCCCACTCTTTCAATCAAAGCAAAAACTAAAGATAGCAGCGCCAATCGCACGCCATTAATGCGCCAAGACGATAATTTATTTTCTTTCTTCACGGGCAAAATCCAAGGCATCTATGCCATTGAACAAATGGTCAAGCAAATTATTGCTCAACCATAAAGCTGCCTAAAAAGTGGATATTCTCGATGGTGCTGGTTGACATTAACCAGTTCCCTCGTGATGCCATATTGATAACTGCTTGAATTGAGAAGCAGCTTGATTTGCCTATGCTCGTATTGATTCAAAATGGGACCATTGTCGGTATCGCTGATATGCACGTGAGCAATAAAGCGAAAATAATTCTTGATAATCTTCCTTGGACTATCGCCTTGTAGCCATGCATTATTTGTGTCAAGCATTGTCTTTACATGATGCAAGTTATAAAAATCAATGTGATTGACAATCTCTTCAACTGTATAAAAATACTTGCCGCCAAAGGCTTTGGCGATTGGCTCAATGCAAAGAATGGCATCGTTCGCGTCTAACACGCTATCCATTCGCTTCAAAACTTCCATAAGGCACGATGGACTTCCTCTTCGTAAAGCAGGACTGCCAAGCACAAAGCGTTTGATTCCCATAAGAGAACCAAGTTTTACGACGCGCAATAAATGCTCTTGAGTGGCAGCCGTATCTTCAAAGCTTTGCACACTGCTGTCATAAAATAATGCCTGAGCCGAATAGGTCCAAAGTCCATAGTGCTCTCGATAACGTTTTGCAATATCACCAAAATCTTCGTTCCTGGTGAAGATGCGAGAAGGAACAATTTCAATGAAATTAAAAGCGCCAGAATTGACGCTCAAGATTTCATGCTCTTCTTCATCCTTCCAGCCAATAGCGCTAATTCCAAGCATTAATAAACGCCTCCATTTTCTTCATTGTCTCTTCTTTGCTAGCAAAATATGGAGCATAGTTATATTCAATGCGTGGCCTGCAATTAACTATTTCTCTGGCCCATGGGAACCATTTATCAATAATTTCTAAAGTTTCAATGGGCTCAGGAAACCACTGATGCACTCTGCCTTTTTCACAGGCTTCAGTGTCGGCCCATAAATCATTGAGATCGTACCATTGATAACAAGAATTGGAATTAATTTTTTCTACATTATTCTTATTGAGAAGATCAAACAAGATGTTCTTCTTGATCCGTTTGTGAAATAATGCAGGGAGGCGAATGGTTGTAATAATGGCTTCAGGGAATGTAGCTTCGATTAGCAGCTCAAAAATGTATCGGACAGAGCCATAGTCAATATCATGAATTTCGGGATAGTTCTCAACGTATTTATAGGTTTGGCAGTAAATGTCGATGGTCGAATAAAGGATGATCTCCTTTGGTCTTAACAGTCTTATTTTTGTCAAAACATGATACATGTTGTCGAAATCAGCCATTGGCGCTTGATTTGCCTTCCATTTTTCCGCTGGCAAGCAAGCCAAATAAAGCCTGTCAATATCCTCTGTCAACAATGGAGCGAGATGGATGTTTTCAGAATTAAAGCGGCAATCAAAGTCGTGATGCTCGCGCAAAACACTCCCGATCAGGCCAGTGCTTCCAATTAAAACGTCCATGCTCAAACTGCCACTACAGGCGCTTGTTGACGCATGTATTGTACGCGGCATTTGCAATTGCTCATGCAAGCACAACGCTGCCCAGGCATTGGCAAACTACCAATAGGCACTGCGCCTCTGGCTGCAAAGTTCACGCAGTCACTGCAATGCTTCGCTTGTGGGTCCAAAATGCGACGCATTAGACTATAGCCTTGTCGCTCTTGACGAATCGCGGAGCCTTCCCAGTAAGAACCTCGCACAGCTTGAGCGTACATGCCGATACGAGCAAGAGCCATGGGAGTAGAAATGCTCCCAGCCAGAAGATCACGAGCAAAACTCTCCAGATAACGATATTCCGCACGAAGCCTTTGACCGACGCGGCCCCAGTCTGAAGCTTGCATCGTATCCCGTCCACCATTGCCAATGATTGCAGCTTGTGTATGAGCAAGCTTAAGGGCTTCCCTTACACTTCGTTGCCATTGATCCAGCGTGATATCGCCACTATCAAGCATGTTTGTAAAACGACGTAGCAAAGTGCTAAGCTTGTTAATTCGACCATCAACCAAAGCCTCCACGGCAGACTGACTAAGGAACCGTCCATTACTTCCGCGATAACGGCCACTAATGGGATCGTAGCGCCATGAGGATTCATCAAGGCGCAATTTAAAAACGGCTGCGAACGTTGATAGATCATTCGGGCCTTGCATCTTCAGCCTCCAGGATATCTTTAAAACGCTCAGGAGCCTCCTCTTTCCATTGGTTCAATGCGGCGTCAATATCCTCCGGGCTGATAAGAGAAGCTTCGTCCACGTCAGAAAGAATGAGACCTTCTACTTTCATGGGCTCAAGAGCATCAACTTTGCTGCTCACATTCTTCGCTTTTCCTTTGCGCTCAGGATTGGGATCGGCTTTGCGCTTGCGGGCCACAATTGTTTGACGCTCTTCTTTGCTTAAGGCCTGAGTCTTTGCCTGTGGCAAACACTTGGGCTTACCTTCTTTTTCTTCGCGAGCGCCACAAGGGCCAAGGATTTCACCATTAGCACCAATCCTCACCCATTTCTCCTTGAACCATTGATCAAGATCATCAGCATGAATTTCTTGCTCATCATTCTTGAATGCTCCGCTTAATGATCCATGCTTTTTCTTGTACATCTGTTTGTACTGTTGCACCACATAACCGCTTGCATAGGCAGAAGGCCATACTTTGAACTTAGCTTTTGCTGCACTCACAGCCCGCGAATGCAGCTCCTTATCAGTGAACGTCACATCACCACGGATTTCCTCTAAGTCACGGGGAAGAAATAATCCAGCACTATCTTCAACTTCACGACTTCCATCCATGGGAAGCGTGCCGTTTTCTTCATCTAATGGATCGCGGCCACCAGGAGGCACAGCCATTTCTCCGCCCCGTTTGGGGGTGGCTCCACCCCCAGCTTGAGTGGAAGACTGGGGAAGTTCCCGCACTACGGACGGATCAAGCGTAAGCTCCATGCTCCACTCAGAACCGCCATAGCGGGCGTCTGCCACCTCCTTGGGACTCAGTACACCGAGCTGGATGTAGCGGCCATCTACAGCCGCCACACGCGCCCTCACATCAGCCATTTCGCGCTCATTAAGCTCAAACAATGGATTGAAAGAGATGCGCCAAGAATCGGGAAGTTTGCCTTGTGTTGGGCCTTCCTTGCTAAGCATGATCAGCTCCATCAGCTTCTTGATGGGCCGCTTGAAATGAACGCTTTGATAATCAGCAAGCGTTTTGGCGAAATCACGCTCTTCACTACGACCAGTAGAACCAAGTCCACTGGGACTTTCGCCAAACAGCACAGTATGAGGAATTTTGCTAGCGCCAATAATGTCCACGCGCAGCTTTTCTAAGATTTCTCCAATGCCGCCAAAGTTACGACTAATAAACTCAAGCTCTTCTTTCTCTGCATCAATCGCGTAGCCGCGATAGATGCTCTTGCTCATATCGTTCACTTGCAAACGATCACGAATGGAACTTTCCTTGCCAGCAGCAAGCATTGCTGCAAGGCCCCTTACTTTATGAACAAAAATATCAAACTCAGTGAGCAGCGTCGCAGCAGAATTCAAACCAGTCCAATAATGACGGAAGCTGTCATAAACAGTTTGCAAGCTGCTCATGCCCCAGCCATAATTACGCTGCCTCACGCGATAAGGAAGCCAGTCCCCATCAAAACGAAGAATGCGATCTTTATGGATGTAGGACAGTTGTGGTTCGTTAATTAAATCTCCAGAGATGATCTGATAATAAGTGGCTTTTGAATAGTCGTATAAGTTTTCTTCTGTAATGACGGGAGCAATTTGCCATCTATCCAAACATTCAATGTCTTCGATGCGACGGATATTACGTTTATCGACAGGCATATAAGCGGGACGCCCATCATCAATAAAGAGAAGTAGACAAGCGCCCCCATATAAGCGGGAGTTTTTCGCTGCGAGATTAAGGTGTTCAAGGATGTATAAGTCTTCAATTACTTGCTCAATGCCCTGCACTTCTTCGGCTCTGACACCATCGCCACCAAACAATACTTTGAAGCCTTTCCTCGTGGCTTGATCAGCATAAATGTCAACAATGCGACGAGGAAGCCATTCGCCATAAAGATTCTCTAGTTCTTCTTGGGCTAAGAAAATCGTAGCAGTGGTTTTTGTGTATTGTCCCTTATCACGACCAGTCCCCATGCCAATAAGGACATTCTGAAGACCATCTGCCCTGATGCCACCGCTTCCGGCGTGACCAAGATCAATTGCTTCGTTTTCCATAAGCTTTGTTTATGGCCATGATGTGTTGCTTTTATTCTAGAACCTGGCTACATTGTCACGTAGCTTATGCACATCATGGCTAGCTCTGGCATCGTTTTTCATTTCAATCGAAAAGATAGAGCACTTGTGCGGGCGGAAGCCATGCGCAGGCAGCTTGTTAATGAGAAAAAAGGCTTGAAAGGACGCAATGGTGGCCCGGCTGATGGTGATAAAGCTCTGTTTTTCCATAAACTTGGCGCTGCAGGCGAGCTTGCCGTGGCAGATTTTCTCCAGTTACGGGAGTTTCTCTATCAAGAAACTGAAGCAAAACGAGGCTCCTCTGACCTGCCTCCCAACATCGATGTAAAAACTCGCTCGCGCCATGACTACGATCTCATCTGTCAATTAGATGAGAAGCCTGGCAAAACTCTGGTG